ATCTAATTTGCTGTGCACAATATCTCCGGTGACAACTGCAATACTATTTCTAGTTGCGTGACAATTAATATGGTCAAACATGTTTTGAAATACTTCGCGATATTCTTTGTGTCGTTTTAATGTTCGGATATGAATATCTGATACGTGAAAAATTTTATCAATCTTATCAATACCAATATCAATCTTTTTTATGCCCATATCATTCCCATTTTTAATTGCATTAATCGTTCAAATGTTAAAACATCGATATCTGCTAATATATTTGTAATTTTTTTAAATCCTAATTCTGATGCATCTTCACTTTTTAATTCTACGAAATATACATTTAATCCTTCTCCCATAAATCGCTCAGCAATTTGAAGTGCATTTTTTAAAGCATCTGCATCTAAACATATATAAATGTTTCGTACACGCTCTTGAATAATTTTTTTTTGAAGTGCGGGTTGTATTATTTTTCCAAATAATGGAATTGCATTTCTTTTAATAGAAATTGCATCAAATGAACCTTCACAAAGTATAATAGGTTCTGCCCAATTTATAAACAGTTCAAACCCAATAATATCTTTTGATATTTTAGGATTTTTATGTTTTTGTTTGTCATTCTTATAAAATGCTCTAGATACAAAATAATTTAATTGACCATTACCATCATAACTTGGAATAATAATTTTTCCAGAATATTCTCCATTTTCGCAATATCCAATTCGATATTTAATAATATCAAAAATAGTAATTCCTCGCGATTCTAAATAATAAATTGCATTTCTATAATCAGGAGTTAATTTTTTTATCCATAATGGTCGATAATCGTCCGGTAATTCTATAGCAACACTTTTTTCTGTTGCAGTATCATGATTACGATACTTTGAAGTTTCAATGATACGGGCTAATTGTTCAAACTTTTCTTTTGATAAATTTAATTGTTTAAACAATGAAACAATGCTTCGACCTTTTTTTTCAGATATCCAACAATGCCATGGATTTTCTCCGTTATGATTAGTATTAATATCAATTTCTAATTTTGGCTTGTAGTGAGAAATAAAAGGAGAGAAAAATGCAATGTTATTTCCGGAAGTAGATTTTCCTTTACCTAATACTGATTCTAGTAACTGTAGTAACTTAAGATTCTTCATTATATATAATATAATGAATTATTAGTTCTTTTCCAATTGAATATAATAATATAAATAATATTAGTTAGACACATACATTACATTCCTGGTCTAACGATCGATTCAATAAAAGAATCAATCTATTAATTAAATAAATTAATTATCATGAATATATTAAAAATATTTTACGAATCAAACCTAATTAGAAAAAAGTTTTAATTTGTTTTGGAGATTCGCCTGTTTTAACACATTCCGTGAGCCACTCCACCGGAATATCTTTTTTTGCTACATGTTTAATTCCTAGCTTTAATGCATATGATTCATATGTTGTTTTGCTACCTTTTGAAATTTTTTGTGTAGGTGTTTGAAATACTAGGCGAATATCAATGCCCGGATTTGAAGCTAAAACATGTTTCATTTTAAGTCGATCAATACTAGTCCATCGTCCTTTAGTTTCAATGTACATGATATTGCCATCTTTTTTTGTAAAAATAAAATCAGGTGTATATTTTGCTTTACGTTCCGGAACTACGTAATTTAATGTTTCTGTCTCGTAATTCAAATCATATTCAGTGTTTTTTATTTGATCAGCAACTGTATGTTCTAAACCTGATTTATAACCGTATTTATATGCTTCAGCTCGTGTAGAGCTCCCTGCACTATGCCAATGATTTTTAGCCATAACTTGTTGTTTATATTTATTTTGTTTTAGGTTTAATTTTAAACAGTTTAATTTGTTCTTGCCATATGGCCATAACACGTTTGTGTATTTGCGAATCAGTAAATTGCATATTTAATATAAACTTATTGTTTGCTGGACTAGCTAATTTAAATGCTGCAGATCCGCCTGTTAAATTATTAAGTACTTGTATTCCTTGTTTACTATCCCAATCAAACCAATTTCCGGGCCTAGTATTACTGTTAAATATTTGATTAATACCACGTACAATCGAACCGCTACTATTTTCCGGGTCAATTTCTTGAAACTGTTGTGATTTTAATGTTATAGTTGAATAATTTCTAGTAAAAAAATATTGATATGCATCTTTATTGCTAGCAATTAATTTTTGCATGGTTGCATTTGGATATATTAATCTTAATATAACATCGACATAACATGCTTTAATAGCTGTGCTTAACCGTTTAGTGCAAATACGATAAACTGCATTTTCATCGATATCTAAAGTTTTTACCTGTTTTGCAATTTCTCTATTAAAATAAATTGCGTTTATTATTAATTTGCCAATTAACTCACCATGCTCAGCTAACTGTTTTCCAAATGTAGTTTGTGTATCATCATTATGTATTTTTGGATCTAGTTTAACTACCGGTGGAGCAACGGGCTTATCCTTAGGTTTTGTAACTACGTTAGTACGTACATCTAATACATCCTCAGAATTACTTACAGCATTCCAATCAATTTGTTCAAATAGTTTCATATTACAATTGTCTTTTCTTAGTTAATTCATCTACAAATTGTTGATCAACAAAGTTATTAGTAGTATTCGTTAACGAAATTTTTAAACCGTTTATTAATATATTTTTGCATATACCTACTACTGCTTGTGTTGCTTCACCATAATCTCCACGATTATCTTGATTAGTTAATGCTGTTTCTAATAAAGATAACGCATCTTTCATTTTCTTATTATTAGTATTTGTTTTTTTATTATTAGTATTTGTTGGTAAGCTAACAAAGGCATCATTAAGAAATTTAATCATTGCAGCCTGAACTTTATAAAATTCATTATTATTAGCAGTTTCTTTAAATTTAAATCCACCTTCCGGAACTTTTATATTAGTAACTACATCAATTACTTGTCGATTTGCTATTTGACATTGTCCAACAAATTGTTTAACACCGAATTGATCCTTAAATACATATATGTTTTTCTTTAAACTAGTTGCAAATTTCATTGTAGCATTATCATAATCTCCTGTAACAGTAAGGCCGTTTTCAGTTTGAAATTGTTGAATTGCTCCTTTTAATTCACATCCAAATTTATTTTGTACTGTATAGTTAAATAATGATGATTCTAAATTAAAATATGCATATAACTCTCGTACGACACGACTTTCATCGCCATATGCTACAGTAACATATGGAGCATTTGCTAACGTTACTGGTTCTATATTAATTTCGCGTGTCCATTCATTAAAATTAACATCTTCTAAATTAAATACTAATGCGCCTCCGGATAACTTATTAATGTATCCTTTCAAAGTAGTTGTTAATGTTTTTGGAATTAATGATGTTTTAACATATGTTGCAACTGAATAATATTTTGCAATTATACGATCCGATTTAGGATTACGGGCGTCTCGCTTGGCATCAGTTTTTAAATCTCCAGTAATTATCCAAACATAGTCTGGTCTTGTCATTAGTTCATATCCGCCTCGAAGTCCATTTAATTTTAATACTACATTTGTTTGGAATTGAATTGGCGTCATTTCTCTGCTACGTTTTCCTGTTACGTCATCTTTATCACGTAATCCAACACGTTTCAACGTAATACGCGTTCCTCCTAAGTTATAGAAATTCATGTCCTTTGACGCAATTCCTAACGGCGTTCGAATTTGCGAATTAATAAAAGTTAAATCCTCAGCTTGTAATGGTTCTATCCCTAAAACCATACTATCCTCTGTTAATATATTACGAATTATTTGTTCTAATAATTTACTCATCATTATTCCATTTTATATAAATATGTGTCACCAATCAACCATTACCATGTTACCATCCCATAACATGATATTACTGGAATTAAAATCTAAATCTAAATCTAAATCTTCAATTCCGGTTTTGTTTATGTCTTGTTGCAAAGCCCGTAAAAAATTAACTAGTTTTTGATTAACATTTCTTGCGCCATCATTATCTAGAAATTCAAAAATAGTAACTTCCCCACCTTCTGCACGTGCATATTGAGCAAATTTGTTCATGAATTTATCAATCATTATTTTATCCGCTTGAGGCAACACTTCCGCGTTTGCCATTATGTACATACGTTGTTTTTTATCAACATAATGAATTGGGATAAACGTTGTAAATTCAGACCATCTATTTACTATTACCGTTGCAACGTCAAACTCATCTCGTTCTTGTGTAATTTTAAAACAACGATCCTCACCATCTATTTCATAAACGCGACCGTTATCTCCAGCACCAATAAATCTAAATTGTTTATTTTTAATTTTATCTAATAAACGCTTTAAATCTGTATCTACTATTTCCAACAATGATTTTAATCGTATCATGGTTATCCTTTAAATGCAATATTTGTATCCAAGTCAATGCGAATCAAAAAATTCATATCAACATCATTTCTTTTTTTAATTGGCTGCGCTAATTTTCCAATTGCAACTAGTTGTCCTGCATCATCATATAAACCAATTGTAGTTATATACGGAGCAAAATCACTGCCACTAACAAATGGAAAATATGTTTGATCATCATCTTGTGTCAATGATAAATTGGTCGACATATTAAAATCTCCGGCATCTAATCGGGCAATAGCACTCAATTCATGTATAGTAACTGTACTACGATAACTTGCAGTATATGGACTAGACAAAAGTCCGTTATATCGATAATCTGGAGAAGATATTACAACTACGCCATGTTTGCTAAATATGTTGCCTACATTTGCTGTTTGCAAAAATGTACCACCCTCGCTACGGTCGGATAACGCACTTACATTAGCAGTTGTAAGCGACTTATTAAAGAATCTAATTTCATCTAGTACAGCACTTAGACCTGAACTTCCGCCTTTATAACCACCTATTTTTACTGTGCTAGTATTATCAATTCTAGCGCTTGCAGTAAACGGAGACATTGTATTTATTAATAACGAATTGTTTACTGAATTATCCAATGTTCCATTAACATGTATTTTTAATAAACTGCCTGATTTTTGGCAAACAACATGATTCCAATCTCCAGATAACACTGAACTAGTAACCTGTGTTGTAAACGATGTGCTTCCTGCAGCAGAAAATACAATACTATTACTACCACTTAATTCAATTTTAAATGGATATTGTGCTTGTGAAGAACCCGATGCTTTAGCTAATATTAATTGATTAGCGCTAGCACCAAATGCAGACGAACTTATAAACAATGAAACTGCATAATCATGATCTCTATCATAATATCCATCGATTGGAACATCAATATATCCGTTATTATTAAATTTAGCAGCTAAACCAATCGATAGGGTCGACCCCGTGCTAGTTTTAACGCCAGGCACATATGTTACGTTTTCGGATGTATATTTAATTCTGCTTGTATCAAAATATTCATTGAATCCTTCATACAATGTTTCGCCACCAACGATTGAACTAGTATTAAATGCAGTATCATATACATTGCTATATACATCAGATGCTAATGAATAACCGGTTGTTGTTAATGCAAATGAAGCCGGTTTAATTGCTTCTCCAATTTTTAATTGTGGAATTGCAATAATTGACGCTGATTGATACAAAGCTTTTTTTGTGCGATTTAAATTGGTTGGCCCAAATGTTTTTGCTGGGTCATCTTTATATTTGTAATATAAATGATTGATTGAATAATATGTTATTGATTGCAATGTTCCATCAATATTCATCAAATCATTGTATGTTAATTCAGAACCTAATGCTGGCAAATTATTGATGTCAGTATATACGCCATTTAATGGTAATGCACTAGAAGTAGAACTACCCGAATAAATAGACCACGATTTATATGCCTTAAATGGATTAACAGATACATCTGAACTGTCAATTTTTTTGAAGACTGTAGGATATAATCCTTGATACGGTTCTGTATTTATAATTCTAGATTCTGCCATAATCAGTAAAAACCCTGCTACATTTAATATAAATATAACAGGGCCTAATTCAGTGTATTATTTTAGTAATCTAACTTCACTCGTATAAGAGCTTCTCTTTGGAAAGATTTTAATAATGGTTTACTTAATTTTGCAACTGCTAATAATTCTTGACGATCACTATACAACCCAATTGTAGTTATATATGTTTTAGGATCGCCAATAAATGAACTTTGTGCAATTTGCCCTACGCTTCCGGTAACATATGATGGATTATTTGAAAAATTATATTCTGCATTTTTGATTCTTACAAAATAATGTGTACTTGTAATTTTTTCTGAATTTCGTGCTAAGAAATTAAATTTATCACCTGTTGCTGGATTAGTTGTAAGCGCTGAGCCTGAAATTGAATGATATAATACAAAATGATTATTTCCTTCAACACTTGATCCAGATACAGTTTTAAATCCTAATTGTTGATCCATCATTTTGCCATCTAATATCAAAGTTCCATAATCAGGATACATTAATCCATAATAAACAGGCGCGGAAGGATTATAAACTCCTGAATTAATTGAGCCTGATACTATATTAAATACTTTGCCTGAACCTACTAGTGTTGCAGAAGCAATAGATGAATCATCAATCAATGTAAAAACACCAGAGGCTATTGCTACAGAACCCGTTGCATTTGATGTTCTTGTATTAATTTTGCTTAATGGTAATTCAAAATTTCCTGGATCCATACGTTCTTTCAAACGATTACGTTTAAAGTTAATAACGTATATGTAGTCAGTGCTACCCGATCCTTGTGTTGTAAATCGTGTATCGGATGGATTCAATAATAATTGGCGATATTGAGAATAAATTGCTTTACTAGGAGAATCATTAAGTTGGCCTTGTGAATCAGATCCACTACCTAATGCATGTCCCCAAGCTATTGAAAATTGTGTTGCTGACCCTGTCACACTTGGATTAGATTGCAATACATCTACATAATATGCCCGTTGTGTGTTTGTTTGAGTTGATGATGTAAAGTAAGTTGTTAATCCAGCTACATTATCGCTCCATAAACCTGCAGTAACAATTTCTGTCTGATTAGAAATAACATCATTTGCCATATCAAATTTAGTATATACACGGCCATTTCTTGCTGTGATTTGTGATTGTTGCTGTTCTGCAACCATTTGATTTGCTAATTGCTGAGCTAATTGTTGAACTTGTTGACTTACAGCAGCTGTTGATGCTGGTTGAGAAACCTGCTGCACGCCTGCCATATTTGTTTTGACAGGAGTTATTCCTTGTCTAGCTTGTTTTTTTAATTGATCAATTAATATCGATGTATTCATATTTTTATTTCTATTTACTGAGTTGCAGTCGTTACGCGTTTAACTGTTAAATTAATTGTAATACTACCACCCGTTTCATTTGCAATAATTGTAATGCTAGCAGTTTTATCAGCAAGCATTTGAGTTTTTCCTACAATACGGAATTCAAATCCTGATACTGCTACACTTTGTGCATCTTCATTATCTCCAATAAATCTAGGTGTAGTCGGAACAACGGAATTTTGTAATGCTCTAGTAACTTGTATATCAGCCGCAGTTGAATCAGATAATATTGCTGTATATCCTAATGTTGCATTTCCGCCTTGGAAATTGCTTGTATTAGGAGAAATAATAGCACTATTTCCAGGAGCTGCCAACGTTATCGATGTATTACCAACAGTTATAACCGGTATGTTTATTGTTTGTTTTGGCAATGAAATTAATTTGTATTTTAATGCTTGTGTCTCGTCTGGTATTGCTTCGGTTACCGGCATATTTTCTATAATAGTACCATAATAGCTTGTTCCAAGCGGATGATCTGGATTCCATAATGAATAATCTACTTCATCATCGCCTACAGCAAATTGAGTAATATTAAATGCATTGCCGCCTCTTGCTAGCAACTCTCGTCCTTTGATTGTTAATATAGCGTCTATAGTTACGCTTGTATTATCTAAATATCCCATATTGTTTTAACCTTATTTAATATAAATATACATGTTGTTAATTTTGATGCTAAACTAATACAAAACTACCTTGTGTGCCACCATTTTGAATTTTCAATTGATTTGCATTAGCTTTTCGGTATTCAACAACCGGGCCACCATCAACTGTTTGAGTTGAATTTATATTAAATCCAGGAGAAGTAAGTTTTGATCCATTATATCTTTGATTATTAATACCTGTTGGTAGATAATCTTGTACTTGGGCTAATATTGACTTTGATGCAAATCGGAATTCGGAAGTAACTGCAGATGTAATTACAGGGAATTCAGCTTCACTACTCCAATACGGTGTAGATCCTGTTATATATTTGCTACCTGATAATATTAGATAATCATGTGAATATGTAGTACCTGATCTAGATGCAATTGCATCAGACGTTAAATATGCTTGCCATTGGTCATCATCGATTGCATTGATTAATAATATTTTGTTAGCAATGTTGCCAACATATTGTAAATAATCACCCGATGCAGTTGGTGCTGTGTCAAATATTTCAATTGAATAACTAGCATCTTCACGTTTAATTGTTGGTAATACTGTATCTTTACTACGTTCTAATAAATTTGGTTGTATTAATATACCAGTTAATTTGTCAGCACGTGCAGGTAATAATTGTTCTAATTGTTTAAAGAATGATAAATCAAACAATGTAAACATGTTAATATAAGCATTAAAGTCATTGCTAGTTGAATATTTTTTCCAATAGTTTTGAGCAGCTTGTATTAATCTAGGATATGATCTAGATTCATTGTTTCCTGGATCACCAATATATTGATCTAATTCTGTAAATCCTAGTTGTGCAATGATATCTTCATCAATCATTGTTTGTGGAGAAAAATAAATTCCTAAACGTTTGCTGTCTAATGGTGCTTTATCAAACTGACTGCGTTCGGCTCTAGTTTTAACATCTAACGTTCCAACTAAATCATTGTCTTCTAAACGAATTTTATTATCATCAAATGTACCCATTCCTAAAGAAGGTGCATCATAATAATATGTTTCTTCAATTGAATCGTATGGAGTAGCAGAAGACCACCCAGCAAACGATGCTGATATTGTAGACAGATTAGGTTGTACTCCTGTTAATGAACTTGTTAATGTATGATTAATCTTTTGAGTCAATGGTAATCTAAATACTAGGTCATTGTAAGGATCTGCACTATTATATGCTGCTGGTGCTTTCGTATGATTTTCAAAATAAGAAATGTCTAAACTTGAACTCCATAATCTTAATTCTTGAAGTTCACCTTTCAAACGAGTATAGCCGGTGCTAGTACTACCTAATACAACGGATCCGGAATTAGCAAATGATGCTGTTGCTGATGCCGATACTTCCGCTACAATTTTTCCATATTTAGAACGAGCGGCTACTACTTGCAAGTTAGTTCCAGATGTTTTAAGCATCATGTTTATCCAACCACCATCAAACATTTCAATGTTAGCAGAGCCAGTATCATTAATTTGTATTTTACCTAATGTTCCAGATGTATATTTTAAAGTAACCGTGTTTAAACCTACGTTAAACAAGTTCATGGTATTTGATATACTTGGATTAGTAATTACATTGTCTGTACGAAAACGAAGTTCAACTGTATTAATTGATTGCGAATAATTTACAGTTACTGTACCTGCAGAATTGGCAATTGAATCTAATGCATAATCAAAATTTAATTTTTCATATACCGGTGTTCTATCTAATCTAGGACCTCCATATTCATTGATTGATATCATTGATTGTGGAATACCATAACAAGATAATAATGCTTGCACACTTCGTTTAGTACCTTTACTTTTTAATAATAACGGCAAGTTATTTACAATACGTCTCCATACTGCATAAGTCATATTGCGGCCCGGTACTGATGGATCGCCAACTGTATTAGATCCCGTTAACGGAATCCCAGCTTCATTTGTTCCTAGAACATATTGCCATAAATCCTGATATTGATTACCTTCAGTTAAATGCCAACCAAATTGTTTTGCTACTGAATATAGCAATTCATTTGGCATACCTAAATTAGGATTTTCATTTCGATTGTTAATTCTAGACATATTACTAATGTAAGTATACAATATGTCATAATGATGTCCTAACATGTTAGCAAATGTTGTTATACCATCATTCATTGCATCATAACGAATAAATTCTGG